TCTGGCTGTTACGGGCGATCTAACCGTAAACACAAACGTGCTGAAGGTAGATACCAGCAACAATCGCGTCGGTATATTAGATGCCACGCCAGCCGTTTCTTTAGATCTAGGCTCAGCCACAGATGCCGTGCATATGCCGACTGGCACCACAGCACAAAGACCAAGCAGCCCAGCGGCAGGAATGCTGCGATTCAACACCACGCTAGGCCGTTTTGAAGGCCATGACGGCAGCAGCTTTGCAGAGATCGGCGGTGGTGGTGGATCTAATACGTTCACCGTAAACACTTACACAGCCAGCGGTTCAGCAGCGTTTACGTTGAGCCAAGCGCCTGACTCTGAGGACAACTTGCTTGTCTTCGTTGAGGGCGTGTTTATGAATCAGAACGATTACACGTTAAACGGCACGACCCTTACCTTGGATGAAGCGCCGCCGTCAGGACGTAAGGTTGTAGTTTATAGCGTTCGCGCAGCGGTCAGTGGCAGCAACCTTAACCATGATCAATTTACCTGTAACGGAAACAGCAGCGGCAACTTAGGTACAGAGTTCACTTTAAGCATTACGCCTGTTGATGAGAACAACACGCAAGTATTCCTTGATGGCGTATATCAACAAAAAACGGATTACTCAGTAAGCGGCACTACGCTGACTATGGACACCGCGCCAAGTGCCGGTGCGATCCTTGAGGTAATGACGTTCACACAAACCAGCATCAACGTGCCGGTCAATGACACCGTGGATACCGTGCACCTCAAAGCTGACGCAGTGACAACGGCTAAGATCACAGATGCAAATGTGACGCGCGCCAAGATAGCAGCAGATGCTATTGATGCTACGAAACTAGCAGATGGCGCGGTAAGCGAAGAACACCTAGACCCAACGATCATAAGCGGTCTGACAGCAGCCACCCCTGTGTCGGGTGACAGCATTATGTTCTTGGATGCTACTGATAGCGCACTGAAGAAAGCAGATGTTAATGAGATCATGGCTACAGCGGTGAGCATTACTTCTGCCGCAGATGCCGTGGCTATGTCCTTTGACGTAAATGAAAACGCTACTTTTACCGGCAGCGTCACTACGGGCGGTGCCATCTCTGTCACCCCCGCAACCGGCACCGCCAAGATTAGTTTTACGTCTCAAGGGTCAGGCTCCGAAGTCTTCTCTGTAAACGGTCAGAGACCGGGGGTGTCCAACACTGGGTTTGCCATCCGGAACGAAACAGACTCAAGAAATGATTTCATGCTTGATGGTGATGGAAACGCCACCTTTGCAGGCACCATATCTAGTGGTGCTATTACATCGTCTGGAACTATAACTGGCGCACAAGATTTCAAAGCCACTGGCAACAACATGAAACTTCATGCGGGTGGCAATCACATTATCAATATGGACTTAAACGGTAAGTTTTATCCACAAACACATAATGCCGTTGATCTTGGTCATAGCAGTACATTAGCTTTTAGAAATTTGTATTTAAGCGGCACTATCTCTAGTGGTGCTATAACAGCTCAAGGTATTAACAGCACTTCCGGAACAGTTCAGTTTGCAGATGGTGGTTCATCATTTGATAGCTCAGACGCGAATGGTTATGCAAGATTTACGCAGTCAAATGGTTCCGCGCAAATAGGTTTATTTCGATCAGGCAGTACTGCTGGCGGCTCGTATATAGGCGCAGACTCCAACAAGTTGTTAAGAGTTTATGACTCTTCTTTCGCTTCTAAGTTTGATATTGATACGAGTGGCAACGCCACATTCAGTGGCACGGTGGCAGTAGGCGACAGCTTGTTCCTAAACGACGGTTCAACCATACGCGGAAGAATAGAACTTAACTCAAGTGATACTGATGACATTGATATCATCGCAGTGTCACTGGGTTCAAACCTCAAGTTTCACACTGTTGGAACTGAGGTGGGGCGATTCGATGCATCAGGTAATTTTGGAATCGCTAACCAAAGCCCATCTAGTTATTACAGTCAGTTTTCCAATCTAGTTGTCGGTACGTCAGGCGCGAATGGAATAACAGTGGTAAGCGGAACTAGCCACAATGGGACTTTAGCTTTTGCAGACGGAACTTCTGGGAACGCGGCGTATCGCGGCTTTGTTCAATATGACCATAACACTGATGGGTTGTCATTAGGCTCTGCGGGGGTAACTGCTGTAACCATTGACTCATCGCAACACGTCGGCATCGGTAGCGCACCGAATACAAATTGGCGTAATGATTCAGGCGACAAACTGATTTCTTTGGGGACAGAGGCAGGGTTGTTTGCCGACTCAGGGATCACAACTGAGCTGTGGAACAACGCTTATGTGAATAACAGTGATCAGTTTTTTAACATCGCAACACGCGGCGCGTCACGTTATCGTCAATACGCAGGGGAACATAGATGGTGGACTGCGGCTTCTGCATCTGCTGGATCAAACGTAACCAATGAAATTCACATCACCCCGAAAATGGTGTTGGATGTAAGTGGGAATTTGGGCATCGGGACTGCAACCCCAAATGCGTATAGTGGCTGGACGGCATTGACCCTCAACGGCACAAACGGTGGGCTGCTGGACTTTGAAAGTAACGGCACGTTTGTCGGAGAAATATTTGCAGATTCAGGGAGTGGTTTAGGCGTTCAATCAGTTGGTGCCAGATACATTAGATTCATCACGAATAGTGCTGAGAGCTTTAGAATTGATGGCTCGCAGACAATGCAAATCGGCAAAACCAACTCCAGCACAACAGATGCCGGTCATCAACTTTTTACCACAGGTCAGCACTATTACTATTCAACCGCGACTCAGGTGCAGAGGTACTACGAAACGTCCACGGGCAATCAAGTAGGCAGCATTTCGATTACAACTTCCGGCACATCATACAATGAAACGTCAGATCAACGCCTTAAAGATAACATTAAAGACGCGGAAGACGCTGGAGAAGTAATAGACGCTATTCAAGTCCGTCAGTTCGATTGGAAGGTTGACGGCAAACACCAGCGTTACGGCATGGTGGCTCAAGAGTTAAACACCGTAGCACCGGAGGCCGTATACACACCCGAAGACCCTGACGAAATGATGGGTGTGGATTACTCCAAGTTAGTACCAATGCTTATCAAAGAAATACAAAGTTTGCGCAGTCGCGTGGCTGAATTGGAGGCGTAAAAGTGGCTAATACAAAGATCACAACTGCGGTTATCAAAGATGATGCCATCACTAGCGCCAAGATAGCTGATGATGTTGCATTGGGCGGCAACCCTACTACCACCACTCAATCAGCGGGCAACAACACTACGCGAATTGCTACGACTGCGTTCGTAACCACGGCGGTCAGTAACATTGTGGATTCTGCGCCTTCAGCACTAGATACACTCAATGAGCTTGCAGCAGCGTTAGGTGATGACGCTAACTTCTCCACCACTATTACAAATTCAATCGCTACTAAAGCCGCATTAGCTGGGGCGGCGTTCACGGGCGATGTATCTGTTACGGGCAGTTCTTCTGGGTCAACAGTTCTGACTTTGACTTCTAATGCTCTAGCAGATACGCCGTTAATGGTTTTTCAGAGAACGGGTGGGGCTGTAGCGGGGAAGCTCGCATATGAAGATGGCAACACTGCTATTTCGTTTGGTACGACAACTACACATGAGTTAAAGCTACTAACAAATAACACCAATCGTTTAGAGATTGATTCCAGTGGTAACTCCACATTCAGCGGCAACGTGGGGATCGGCGGGTCGCCTGATTCAGATTCTGGACTACACCTTAAAGGCGATGGCAAAAGAATTTTAGTTGATTCTGATGACTACAATCTTGTCTCTTTGGGGCGTAGAGGCTCATCTGGTGCAGGATTAGACAAAGCATATTTTAGGATGCGGAATGCCGGCACCAACATCGTAGTCATAGATACAGACGGTTCCAGCTACTTTAACGCTGGCTCCGTAGGGATCGGCACTAGCACTCCAACAACGGGTAAATTGCAAGTGAAAGGAGCGGGCACGTCTAGTTCTACTAATGCAATTTTCGCAGAGAACTCAAGCGGTGCTGGATTATTCGCCATCAGAGATGACGGTGAAGGGTTCATTCTAGGGAATACGGGCATCGGCACTAGCAACCCAGCGCAAAAATTCGTTGTGGCAGAAGGAACCAATCAGCACGGTATTGAGTTAGCGCCGGGATCTCTTAGCTACATTCAGGCTTACGATAGAGCAACAAGCGATTACGGCAATCTAAAGATAGATGCTGAAACAATCGCGTTCGGCACTAATAACGGAGCCGAAGCCGCAAGGTTTGACGCCTTGCAAAATTTTCTAATAGGTCGGACTGCAACTTTCACAAACACTCACACGGTAGAAATTGAAGGGAAAGGTAGTTCGGAATGTTTAGCGTTGAACGCCAGAACAGACGGCGAAGCACTGACTGTTTACAGAGACGGCAACTCAGTCGGCATTATTGGTGCTTATGGCGGCGATTTAACAATTGGTACAGGTGATACTGGTCTAACTTTTGAGGACTCTGCTGATGTCATTCATCCCATTAATGCAGGCTCCGGTGCGGCTAGAGATGACGCGATAGATTTAGGTAAATCCGCAGCACGCTTCAAAGACCTTTACCTGTCAGGAAACGTAAAAGTAGGCGCAGGACAGGGCATCCTCTTTGGCGGTGCCGCAGGCTTTAGTGGGATGACCAGCCAAGTTCTGGATGACTATGAAGAGGGAACGTTCAGTGCGACAACAGCAGCGGGGATCAGTGTAACTACCACTACTGGCTCGTACACAAAAATAGGAAGGTTGGTGTTCATCAACGCTGATTTAACTGTTGCCAGCGGTTCAACCAGCGGTACTCAGTTAATTTTTACAGGCCTCCCTTTTACCGGATCGGAAACATTTTCAACGGGGTCTATCAATTTCACTAATCTTGGAAGTTCTTTCTCAGATGCAACACTTAATTTTGACACTGGGAACGGCGGGATAACCGTCAGAAGGAATAATAATGGAACCCCAGCCTCTTATGCAGAGTTTGCTGGCAAACGAATAATTTTTAACTTGCTTTATCACACGGCTCAATAACTGATGCCTATAAGAGCTAAGCGCGGACAGAATAAAATATGGCAAACACAAAGATACAAAGCGAACAGATAGCAGATGACGTTGCGTTAGCTGGCAGTCCGACCACCACCACGCAATCTGCATCTGATAACAGCACTAAGGTAGCTACTACCGCCTATGTAACCACAGCGGTTGCCAACCTAGTAGACAGCGCCCCATCAAGCCTTAACACGCTAAACGAGCTAGCGGCGGCTATGAATGATAACGCTAGCTTTTTTAGCACGGTGTTGCCACTAAGCGGCGGCACCATGACGGGTAACATCTCGCACGCATCAGATTTCACGTTAGATGTTGGTGGTGACATTATCCTTGATGCAGGTGGCGCACAAATAAGATTCCATGATGACGGCACTGACATAGGTGTTTTCTCAAACGAATCAGGCAATTTCATAATAAAGCCGCAAGTATCTGACGCAGATTTAATAATTAAAGGCAATGATGGTGGCTCCACGATTACAGCCCTGACCCTTGATATGTCAGCGGCGGGAGCGGCTACGTTCAACAGTAGCGTGACATCCAGCGGGTTGACCGTAAACGGCGCTGCGCAAATCGGCTCAGCCGCGACAAAAGTAAACTTCTATTCTGATAGTACTTATAGCGGCATATATAACGGCTCCAGCTTAACTTCAGATGAAAGTTTATACATGGGCGGGGACGCCATGTTTTTCTATGCTGGCGGCAGTGAGGCGGTGCGGCTTACCACAACAGGTCTGGGAATT